TGAATTTATTATCCTAAAGTGATGCCATCCAAAGCATCAACTAAGCTTCCTGAAACTTCAGAAGCTGGTTCTGGTTCTTGACCAGTGAAAGCAAGAGTATACCCATTGAGGTCTCCAAAGCTGGTTCCTGTAGCTCCTGTACCTGACAGAAGTTGCATACCATTTTGTTCACCTAATAGCCAGTATTTACCAACACCATCTTCAGAGCCATTGTTTGTTTCAACAATAACTTTTAAATCTGGGTTTTTGGCTAGTACTCTAATTTGGTTTCTGGTTGAGCTTTGGAGTTTGAAGAACACTGCATTCACAGTTTGTTCATAGAAAACAGTTCCATTCTCAGGAGTAGCTGAAATAGCTTCTGAGAAATCACTTGTTTGTCTAAACAATTCATACTTAAAGAACTCACCTGATCCAGTAATACCTGAAATTAATCCCTCACTTGCATCAGTGACTGTGTCAATTGAACCAGATAAGATATAAAGGTTCTTAATACCTCCTGTGTTGTCTCTACAACCTAGGGTAAATCCTGAAGTAATATCACATGTTGACATAATTATCTGGTTTTATTAATTAATATTGGAGGGGCATAAAGCCCCTCCTTTACTAAGGGTTAATTTATTGGTCATTAGATACCCAAAACTCAGGGTATGCAATGTTTACACCTAATTTAGTTGAGATTCTGTGCTTCAATTGATCACTGTTGATGTCATACCACAACTGAAATTCTGAGAAGTCACTCATCAAGTCAGTACCAGCAACAATCTGCTTAGCAGGGCCTAATACTACTCTTGAAGAACCATTCAAACCAACAGTACCAACAACCTTAATATTAGGGTTGAAAGGATACATCATTTCTAACAATCCACCTCTGTTCTCAATTGATGAAGGATCAAAGTAGAAGTTATTTGCAGTTCTAAGAGCTACAATATACTTTCTGAAATCATCTACACCCATGAAGAAGGTCAAGTCAGGTCTGTCAGCAACATCTGTTGACAAGTTAGCAATCATATCATCCATTACATCAAGTGCATTGGTAGTAGTGATAGCTAATGAACCTGAACCAGCAGGAACAACAACACCAGCAGTAGAACCTGAGATGATAGTTTCCAAACCATAGGCTGCATCACAACCTGCTTGGTCACCCTGCCATAGGAATTGGTCATTTTTCTTTTGGAAGTTGTTCACCAACAATTCAGAATAGTTGCTAACAAGAGCAAATGTTTCATTGTATGAACCTGGTTCCAAATCTGCAATACCTAAGTATTTTTTATCCATATCTTTCAAACAGATACCATCAAATGATGTTCTTGGACATACAGTGATGTCTCTTTGAGTGAAAGTAAGAGAGCCAGAAGGAGTGCTAACACAAGTACCACCTTGAAGTTGAAGATCTACTTCCATCAAGTTGATTGGTTCTTGGTACTTTACACCTTCTTTAACAGTAATGTACTCCATAGTGGAGCCACCATATACTGATTTTACAATAAGCTCACCAGCAACTTCATTGTTAAAGTCTGATAGAGCTGATACATCTAAAGCCATAATAGTCTATTATTTTTTATTTTTTTTAATCATTCTTAATGCCAACTCCATGTCTTTGGAATTTTTAGCACTTGTTACATCAAATTTGGAAAATCCAGATTTAATTTCTTTACCTGTTGAAGTTACTGTAGGTTCAGCAGCAGGAGTCTCTTCAAATTTAGCCATTTTAGCTTCTAACTTAGCCATCTTTGTTTCAATTGATTTCATTTGTTCAGCAACTGCCTCAGCAATTTCCTTAACAACTTCCTCAAGTGAAGGAGTTCCTTCTTCTACTTCCACTACAATTTCTTCCATTGTTTCCTCTTCAGAAACAACTTCTTCAGAAACCTCTTCTTCAGCCATTTCTTTCTCATCATCAGCAGATGTGATCTCTTCAACAACAGAGTCTTTAGTAACAATTTTAGTGCCATCCTCTAGCTCATGGGTCCCATCAGGAGCTCCCATTTCTTGACCTTCAGCAGTAACAACAGTTACCTTATCACCAATTTGTAATGAGTCACCTGGAAATTTAATGGTGAATGCACCATTGATGTCCTTTAACTCCCCAAAAGTTTCTTCTGTGGTTTCCATAGATACTTCAGCTTCAACAAGATTGAAATACTCCTTTACAAGAGATTTTAATTCATTTGAAGTCATACTTTGGAATTTTATTATAGTTAATAATACAGATTGACA